GCCGTCAACGCTCCGCTGGCACCCGTGTTGAAATCGCTGGTGCTCAAACAGCACTCCGAGATCGCCGACCTGAAAAAGAAACTGGCCGCGCTGGAAGAGGAAGCCTCGCGCACGCGGATGCAATCCGAACCGGGTGCCGTCGGCTCCGGAGATGGCGTCGGCGATCCTGTCCGTCAGGACAGCGAGTTCGGGGCTTACGGAAAATACGCTCACCTTCTGAAACAATGACCCGCACCACCAAACCCGGCTACGTCTACTGCCCTCCCGCTAATTACCGGGGGAACCGCAAGTACCCGTTTGAGATGCTCGTGGAGGGCGAGTGCATTGAGCCACCATACGCAGCGAATGATCTCGCCAAGGTCAAGTTTGCCGTGGCCCGGTGGCGACGCCTCCACGGCGACCCGCTTACCATCTCCCACACCGACGCCGGACTGGTGGTCGGGTGGGCGATGGGAGCCGAGCGTGTCACGCCGCGAGAGGTAACCAAGCGCGGGCCGAAGAAGGCCAAGCCGCCTAAAACTGCACCTCGGAAAACTTCCGAAGCGCCGCAGTCCTGATCTTGTTGATCTCGACGTTAAACTCGGTCTGGGCATCTGGCTTGTCCTTGGCCAGCTTCCGCTCGTAAGACGCCATCCGCTCAGGGGTGAGGTACTCGCGGATCTTGACCCCGGCGGCGGCGTTCCATTTGCGGACGAACTCGTAATTGTCCATCACGCGGGTGCCGTCCTTGAAGCGCCGGGTGGTGGCGAGGAAGTTGGGGCTCATCTTGGCGACGAAGTTCAGGATAGGATCGTCGAGTGACGGGGCGATAACCCGGTGGGCCAGCGCCGGGTAGATCTCCCCGAGCATCCCTTCCCGCTTGGTGTGGATCTCGCGCCCGAGAAAGTCCTGCGCGGGCTTGTTATTGAAGGATGGGACGAACGGCACGTTGGCCAGCGCCCGACCTCCCCAGCCGAGGGCTTTCTGGTCCTGCGGTCCGTAGAGGATGGTGTTGATCTCACCGCCAAGGCGGGGCATCAGCACGTTGGAAGCCAGCCGGGAAGTGGCCTTGGACCAGTTGCGCAACTGACCGTCCGCAGAGTAGGACGAGCCACCCGCCAGAATGTCAGAGAGGTTCTTCATGACCACCGCTTCCTGGAAGCCCGCCAGCGTCTTGCCCATTGCGTAGGCAATGCGGTCGGACTCGGCTTCGCCGGGTTTGCCGTAGCGGTGGGCGTCGGACCATGCGGCGATGGGTGCCAGCATCCCGTAGAACGGAGACTCTTGGAAGCGGAAGCCGGTGCCGCCGTTAAAGCGGAAGGTAAACGGTGCATTGCCCTTTTCCCGCCATGCCTTGTTCTCGGCAGGATCGGACGGACCCAATCCCGTGATGTAGAAGTCGGCCTCGTCCTCGTCCTCGTCGAAGCTGAGAGCAGCCTTGATGCATAGCCCGATCATGATCATCGACCCGATTGTCGCTTTGGCCATAAGGTCGGTCTTCCGGTAGGCAGGGACTCCTCCAACGGGCTTGTTCCAGTTGCCGTACTCACCATTGCGGTTGAAGAGGTAGTTGGTAAAGCTCTGAGTCTCGTTGCTGTTTTTGTCGATGGCGTAGAGGCGGAGGAACCCGTAAGGCGTCCAGTCGAGCGTTTGGGAGAACGCCGCGATAGGCATCCGGATGGCAGGCAAGGCAAATTTCAGGGCGGGAATTTTCCGGGTAGCCGCCAGCATCAGGTTGCTGATCTCCCCGAAAATACCCTCGGTCGTGTCAGCAAGCGACCAGCGTTTGGCGTTCTCGCGGCCCCCCTGCAAGTATTCCTGCGTCTGTTTTTCGGTCAGTCCGAGGTTCTTGCCCAGCATCTCGTCCATGATTCGCCCCACGCGGATGCCTCGTTCAGCCTTACCGAGTTTCTTCTCGGCGATCTCGTCGTCGGCCTGCTTGTTAGCCTTGGCGAAGGCATCCTTGAAGTTGCCACCATAAAGCGCGTCGTCGATCTCCCTCTGGATGGTGGCCGTACTGGCCGCGCCTCCCCTAGCCTGCATCACCTTGACGGCTTCAAGTACCTTGGACATCTCGAAAGCGGAGGTCCGGTTAATGAAGTCAGAAGCCACCATGGTCCGGCGGGTGTATTTGCCAAACGCCGCCATGGCCTTGATGACCTTCTGTGCGCTCTTCGGCAGCACTTTGCCTTCATTGGACCACTGAATTTGCGCGTCTTTGACACGCGACAGAATTTCCATCCCGGTGTTGGCAAACTGAGAGGTCATGTCGCTCTCGTCCTTGCCCAAACCTTCCGACCACATGAACGCTGCGTTATGCTGCATGTTGACAGCGTAACCGCGAAGCCACTGCCGGAAGAGAACTTTGGCGACAGCGAGTCTGGGGGCGGGGGTCACTCCCTTGGCGATAGCGTCGGCGCGGGCCGCTGCCGGACCAGAAATTGTGATGAAGATACCGCTGTCGCTCGCGGCTTTGATGAATCCCCAGACGAAGTTCACCTTGAACGTCGAGAGGATGCTCATGAAGATGTTGGACATGGTCCACTCTCCCAGCAGGCTGAGGACGGTAATTCCACGAGCGGCCTTGATCTTGTCGAGGAACTTTCCTTTTAAGCTATCTCTGGTCTCCTCTGTCAGGTGAGGGTCGTTGGCTTGAGCAATCAGGTCGATCAACTCCTGCCGGAACTCCGGGGTAAATTCCTTAGCGTTCTTGCTGTTGAGCAGCAGTTTCTCCACATTGTCCGCAGTCAGGCCCCCCATCTCTGCCAGCTTGATGAGCTTCTCGGCCTCGGTCTTCTGCGTTTTCTTCTTGCCGATGACCGGCGTGAGCACTCGGTTGATGCGTTGGGATACATCCTTTTTACGGGCTTCGGAGATGTACTTCATCGCCTCGGCGATGACCGGCCCCATGAATTTGTCGGCCTGCTCTTTAGTCAGGCCGAGGGCTTGAGCGAGATTGCCGACCTTCGCTTCGAGGGTGGTCTGGCGGTCCTGATCGCGGGCCATGCCGATGATGTCTGCGAGGCTGAATCCATACTCGCGGGCGAGGTATTGCAGAACGGTCTTGGGCTTCTGGTCGAGCAGTTCCTCGGCCTCGGATTGGTCGAGGGGGATCATGAACCCGCCACGTTTGGCCAGCTTGCGGCGCATCGCCTTGCGGTTTTTGCGGTTAATTGCCAGTCGGAATTTGCGGTCCGTGGCATTGAGTTTATTCTGTTGCTCCATCAGATCGCGGGACGAGCGTTGCGCCTCCATGCTGATTGCTTCAGATTCAGCGGACTGGTGGGCTACCCAGTCGGCTTCCGCTTTCATGTCCGCAGCCTGCGCGGCACGGACTTGGCGCTCGGCTTGCCGGATGGCGGCTTTGTCCTCTCCGTTTTTAAGCCGGGTCCAGAGGTCCTCGTATTCCTTGACCTTCTTTTTGGCGTCCTTCGCAGCCTTCTCCTTCTTGGCACGGGCGGCTTTGAAGTCGGCGATGACCATGTTCTTCTCGTCGATCATGTCCTGAAGGACGCGGGCCTGCGCCTGCTGGCTGCGAATCCCGTCAGCCCGTTCGGCAGCGCTCTTGCGGAACTCTCCGGTCACTGCGGCCACGACCTTGTTGAGGGCGTCGGGGGAAAGGACCTTGCTCAGTTCGCGGCTAGGATCACGCAGCGAGGCTTCCAGTTGCTCGACCGTCTTGCCGGTCAGAGCGGCGTCCATGGCCACGTCGTTGACGCTGATTTTGAGGCGCTTCAGTTCGTTCTTCAGCACCGTGTTGAGTTGCTTCTCGCCGTAGGCTTTGCCATCGGCGAACGACTGTCCGGTCAGCATCTGCATGAACCCACGGATCTTGTCGGAACTGGTGATGTTGGCAGAGGCAGGATCGGACTGGAGCAGGTCGTAAACGGCCTGCACGGACTGCGCTGCCAGTTGTGGGTTGGCCACCACGAGGCCGAAGGCGAGGGTGACGTTGTCCCCGCCAGCTTTGAGGTCGGCGGGGAGCCCAGCCTTGGCCATCATGGTGGAGACGATGGCGTCCACAAGGACCTCTTTGTCCGTCCGGGTTTTGGCGGGACTGGTGGAGGGCTTGACGATCTTGTCGAGCAAGCGGTTGATCCGGGCGGCGACGATGTCTTGGATTTCCCCCTCGGGAGGAGCCTCTTTCGGGATCGGTGCAGCCTTTGGCTTGGCCTTCGCCTTAGGCTTATTGAACGCGCTGAGTATCTCATCGATACTCTTTTTAGTTTCAGCCAAGGCTTGCTCCAAGGTCTTACCGCTGTCTTCAATCTTCTTGATTCTAGCCGCAACATTGGCGCTGCGCTCTTCGGGAGTGAGCGAGTACGTCCCGTCCTTGCGTTTCAGATAGGCGTATACTTGGAGCAACTCGGTGAGGTCATCAATCTTTCCGCTCAGTTCCGCCCCAAGGAGTTCCTGCCCTTCTCGGAACCATGCTGGAAGATCCTCCTCGGTTTCGGCAGGCTTGACCTCGTCAAGGACCACTTCGCCGACGTTGGAGGTTTCTTCCCCCCTCACCACGGCGGCTACCCGCTGGCCGAGCATGGACGTCATGGCGTCTTCGGGTGCGGTGTTGATTGCCTCGTTGCCTAGACCCTCCATCTCCTCTCTGACGGTCGTGGCGGCTTTGTCGAAGTCGTTCTTGACGTTCTGCTTGCCGTCGAACGGCAGCAGTTGCTCCGCATGTCTCACCGTCATCGCAGGGTTGTTGGCGATGTTGTTGAAGATGTCCGCTGCCTTAACTTGACGACCGGGAATAGCTAATTGCTCTCCCATCAGGGCACCGATTTTGTCTGACTCGCGTTTGGCGAGTTCTTGAGACATAGGGTCGCGCTCGGGGTTGGTGGACTCGTTTAGCAGGTCCCGCGTGTACATGCCTGCGTACGCGCCGAAGGTCATGTCTTGGTACTTACCTTTAGCGTTAAGCCGTAATTCCTGAATGAACGCCATGTGCTGGGCCACCGTGAATCCCTTGTCTACATTGGCGTCGTAAAGCGGCAACGCCTGCTCTATGGCATCGTCCATGGTCTGACCCTCGTAGGTCTGATTTTCCATCAGCACGCGCACCCGCGTGCCCGCTTGGTTGCGAGCAACGTTGGAAGGCTTGGTGACGGCGGGGGCGAGGGAGAAACGGATGTCCGGGGATGTGGTGTCGAACCGCTGGGATGGCAGGATGATCTTGCCGTTGTCGTCGTAGGTGATCGGGTCGGCGGACTTGATTCGTTCTGGCCTGTCACTGGTGAATACCTCAGGTTCCCCTCGATAATAAGGATCACTCAAGTAAAAGCGGCGGACATATTTCCCGTGGTTTGATGCGTAGTTTTTATTGCCGGTGAACCAAAATTCTGGATACTTGTCCTTAGACTTACTCAGATCAAAAACGTCGAACTTTGAGTCGGAAGCGTGCCACACCGGCCCCACGTTATACCCCGCAGCTTTCGCCGCGTCATCGACGATCTTCTGCTGCGCCGCCACGTCTCCGCTCTCGACCGCAGCCACGTAGGCTTTGTCCTGCGGGGTGGCTGGGGCGAGGGAGAAGCGGGTGTCGGCAGAAACGGAAGGCGTCTTTGCCTTCCGTGGCGCGTTTGTTGGGTGGGTCATGATCGCCGTCTGTCCGACGCGCCGTTGTACCTCAAACCCGTATTTACCGAGGAGAACCTCCATTCCGGGGTTTGTCACCTCTACTTTGAACGCCAGATCGTCGCGCCCGTCGCTCTCTTGTTGGAACAGGCTGAACGCTTCTTGAGCCAGTTTTTCTCCTACACCCTGACGTTGGGAAGCCGGACTCACGACGACATCAAACGAAAACTCGTCTCCGTCCACTTCGGTATAAAGTCCGCCGACGATGTCACCTTTTTTATTGGTGGCCACTGCCTTTAGCTCCTTGCCGCGCAGAATCCCGACGCCCGTCTCCTTGGCGATTTTTGCTACCGCAGTATCTGCTTCATATGGGTCAACACCGCCTTCTTCTGCGTCGTACTCATCCGCTGCTACGTATTTTACTTCAAAATTTCCGCCTTTTGCGGCTGGGGCGAGGGAGAAACGGGTGCCACTGGCGAGTCCTACGTTTACTGACGCATCTGCGGGATCAATGTCCTCACTTGAGTAGGGCGGGATCTCTCTACGCTGACTCGGCGTGAAACCTTGGCGGGCTTGCACGTCTCTGGATTCAATCTCTCCCGCTGCGCTTCTATACTCGGCGTTGGCAAATTCCCACGGGACAAGTCCCGACTCAATGGACGCTTTTCTGTCTTTCAACGCCTCAACTTCTTTGCGCAACTCGTCGGTCCGCCGGTATTTCTCCGTCAGCTTGTCTCCAAGAACTTTCTCCGCAATACCAGCTTCGAGTTTTTTAGTGGCTGCTTTTATCGCGTCGGATACTTCTTTCAGATCAGACTGATAGTTGCTGCTAACTTCGTAGCGTTTTCTGGCCCGCAAAAGGTTCTGCCTTTCTCCGGGCGACGAACCGAGCGCAAACCCTTCGTAGTTCTGAATCCAATGCTGAATTTCATGCAGCAAAACGCTCGTGCGGTCTACCCCATCCATGACAGAGCGCAGCGTCACATAACTGTCGCGGCCAAACGTGACAAAACTGAATGAGGCTTCATTCGTCTTCATGGACGGGTCGGTCTTTACCTGTAAGTCTTTCAGTTCTGGATATACCTTGAACAGCGCCTTGTGGTCCATGACCTCGGCGAGGCGGTAGCGTGACCTCTCAGTCGGTGGGGTAAGGCTCTTTACCTTATCATCCGGCACCTCAAATCTCATCTTTCCGTCGTATTTTCCGGGGAACCAGCCGGTCACTGCCCGGACCTCCTCGGAGGTCTTCCCGGCGGCAATCATTGCTTCGGCGGTTTTTAGGAAGTTTTTCTGAGGCTCACTCATCTCGGCCATTCGCCCGGCCAGCGCCATCGCCTGCACCGGCGCGTTCGTCGCCCGCTGTTGCAGCTTCCCGGCCAGAATCTGCCGGTTCACCTTCTTGTAAAACTGCTCAAGACTCATGTTAGGGTCAAACCCCTTGGAGTACATCAGGTCGTCGAACCACTCGCGCACCTTGGCGAGGAACTCCTTGATGGCCCGTGTCATCTTGGCGTTGCCCGCGTAGGCTCTGAGCCACTCGGCTCCGTTGTTGGCCAACCCGGTCACCATTGCCTCCTCGGTGATCTGCTCGGGGCTCATGGTCATTCCAGCCTCGGTGACATACCGGTTGACGATGGCCTGACGCAAAGGTGAGTCGGCCAGCAGCGCGGCTCCTACATCGTAAAGCGCCCGCTGCTCAGTAAACAAAGTGGGGGTGAGCAGGTGAGTCGTCTCGTGGAGCGGCGTGTCCAGAGTCATCCTCCTCTGGTTTAAAAAGATAGCAGGCTTGCCGTCCACCGGGGTGGTCGATCCTGCGACAGGAGGGGCGATGACGCCGGGAGCCACCCCGGTGTTGTTGATGACGAACGGAGCGGTGGTAAGGCCGAGCGATTGGATCGCCTCAATCATGCTCTGCGCACCCTCGACGGTCAGTCTGCCAGTCTGGTCGATCAGGTCGTTGGGCGTGGCTCCTTGTGACGCCACTGCTGGCGTAATCGGCGGGACCGCAGGCGTTTGCGGCGTGACGGGTGGTGCCTGCTCCGTCATAGGAGGGACCGCACCCGCTGGTGCTGTCACAGGTGTCGCCGCTGGTGCCGTTTGCGTGTCCAACTCAACCGACAGGATCACGTCTTTGTTAAGGATCACGGACTCAGGGAGACCCCTGATGTCGATGCCTGAAATAATGTCCACGCCTTGGTCAAGGAGATCCTGCCGGTCTTTGAGACTGAGCCTTTCGATGGCTCCTCTGGCTGCGACCCGCATGGCCCGCGCTCCCGGAGCAATAGCCAGCCGGTTTTTCGGTCCTTTGTATTTGGCGGCGGTTTCGGCTGGCCCTGCGTAGAACCCACCGAAGTCTCTTCCGCGTTTGCCTTGTTTTGCTCCGGTCGTCCGCATTGGGTCGATGCTATCCAGCCCCTCAGGAAGTTCTCCCGAATGGAATAGCTCTGTGGGAGGGGCTTCGGTGACTCCCGTAAAACGTCCTGCCACGACTGGCTCGCCAACAGTCGGCGGCGTTTGCGCCGCCGTGGGTGACGCAGCAGGCATAGCACCCTGCGTGGGTGCAGCGCCGGTCGTCTTTTTAAGCACCGGCAGGTCGATGAAAACAGTTCCGTTTTCCCATCTGACGTTTCCATCTCCGAGGCTGGGGTCAAAACGCCGCAGCATTTCTACCAGCATGGGGCGTACTGCCAGAAACTGCTTGCCGCTTGTAATACTTATGGGGCCAAATTTACCGTCTTTATCTACGGGTATCGGCAAGTCGTTTACTTTACTCTCTCCGGATATAGCCACCTCGGTAGTGACCAACGACCCGTCTTCGTTCCGCAGCAGTTCGTACCCTTTGTCAAGTTGGGACGCGATGAATTTAAGTCCATCCGTGGATACTGAGGTGTCTTCCGTGTATTCGTGACCTTCTGGAAGTACACTCTGTAGATCCTCCATCATGGATCTGGTGACGCCCGGTTTTTCCGTTCTGCGTTCCAGCTTCGACGTAAACCGATTGGTCGGATTCCCGGCGGCGTCATACTCCCGCGTGTACGCGATGAAGTCGTTGTCCCCAAACGCGGCAATGTACACGTCGGTGCTCCCTGTCCGTGGGTTTACATACTGCGCCAAGCCGTACCCATCGCGCTCTTCGTAAGTTTGAAGTGCAGCGTCTTCGCTTAGTTTCCCGCCAAAGTTTGTCGTGTCCGGGAAGAGTTCGGTATTCCTCGGGACGGTCGTAACAGGTGCTGCTGGCGCTGCGGGCGCTGCGGGTAGCGTCTCCGCCGCAGGAAATGCTTCTGGCACGGCTCCCGGAACTGCCGCCGCCGCAGGTAACCCTTGCGGCAAGGCTGCTGGAAATGCCTCCGCAGGAGTTGTCTCTGCAAATCCGGGTGGCGGAGGTAGCGCCCCGGCAGCAGGTGCCAACGGGTCAGCGATGGTAGGATCAAACGCAGGATCGAGTGCATCGGTTCCCGGAACTTGCGGAGCAGGGGTAGGTTGAAACTTGGCTCCCGGATGTGCAGCCGCAGCTTCAGGATCGTTAGCCGCTGCCGCTTGCTGGGCCACCCCAGCGCTGATAGCCTCGGAAGGTCTCGGAGCAACGGGAGGAAGGGGACGCATCAAATTGACGCCGCCGAAGAACGCGCCGCCGATGGCACCACCGGCTCCTGCTTCGACGTTGCCCTCAAGTATTCCGGGGGTTTTCACTCCTTCTGGAGCGAAGGTTGAAGCGACGAGGTTGGACCCCACGTTGGCAGCGATTTCTTCCACCGTGTTCTCTCCCACGTCGGCGAGGAACCCGCCGGTCCTTCTTGCCGCGTTTGCCCCAAGCCCGCCAAGTCCGGCGAGCCTGCTCATCGTGTTCAACTCGGAACCAAGGCCGAAGATGTTCTCGGAAAGCATCTCGGTGGCCGCGTTACCAAGGACCATGCCCATGCGCTCCGGACCTTGGATGCCGTATCGGTCGGCCTGTTGCGCCCCGCTGCCCGCGCCCGAGGCAAGCATGGTGGTGTTGGCGGCGATTCGCCCGCCCAACTGGGCGCTGGCGGCTCGGGCGGCAGTTTGGGCGGCGACCTCGGCGGCAGTTCCGCCTACCAACTCGGCCCCGGCACCCAGTGCTCTGCCAATCCTCATCCCTGCCATACCGGGCGCGAGGAACCCGGCCACGTTGCCAAGCACGTTGCCGGTGAAGTTGGTCTTCTCCATGGACGGGTTGACCGTCAGGTTCTCCGTGACCGCCGTGTCCATGTCGCGGGCAGCTTGCTCGATGGCTTCGCTGCCGGTGAGGGCACCGACGCCTTGGACAGCGGAGGTGAAGGTGGAGGCCGCGCCACGTCCGGCGGCACTGGCGAAGGACGAGATGTACCCTTGGCCGTTGTCGTATTCCGTTATGTGCTGGTTGCGGAGATTGTTGAGGTTAACCTCGTCTATCCCAGTGGCTTTTAATTCTGGAAGAACCGTGGCGTCATACCACTGCTGCCGGACCAACTGTTGTCCAGAAGTGGGTAGACTCTGAAACTCTTCGTCGGCGATAATTTGCTCCCATGTTGCCATGACTACTACTTACCGAACTCTGGCGGGAGTGGAAGGGCAAATTTTTGAAGAACAGAACTTGCGGCGGCTTGAGTTTGTTGCGGCATTGCTGGAACCGCAGCAGCCGGGTTGCGCCGTCTCAGTTCGTCTCGGGCTGCTGCGATCAAGGCGTCTTCAGCGGTCAGCGGGGCGCTGCGCCCGGACAATGCCGGGACATTGTACCCAGTTGGCAACGTGAAATCCTTCAAATAGGTGTCCGCCATGACCTTCGACATTTTCGGACCGGAGGAGGTGGCTCTTGCGGACCCGGCTGTGCTGAACCCTCCCATCCCGCTGCTTTCTCGTTGCCCGGACACGATGGCTTGCAACACGTTGTCTTGCATGTCGGTAACCGTCGGCAGGGCTTGACGTTTCATCTCATTCCACATGTTGTTGGAAAGCGCGATGGTCTCAGCCGCTTTTTTCTCGGACGCACTTATAGGCAAGGAAATGTTACGGACCGGAGCCGCAGTTCCAGTTGCAGGGTTTACCTTGATGTCTTCCGGTCTGACAGCATCTGTTGCTGGTGGCCTCGTCGGTAGCCTGTCGGCTTTAAGCGCGTCGTTGAGTCGGTTAACAAGTTTGTTCTGTCGGGCTTGCGCAAAATTGGCTTTCCCGATTTCCAGTTGAAACTCCGCCTTGGTTTTGTCGTCCATGTCAGGACGTGATTTGATGGCGTCTTGGTACGCTTGGGCGTTTTCGACCAATTTTCGGTCGGTTTCTGCATCTTTGGAATCAATTTCCCGTTTTGCCAGTACCACCTGCTCTGCCGTGCGGTAACCACGGCTGGCATTGGTGATCCCATTAAGCTGGCGAAAGGCGTCGTACTCGGTAAGGACGGCGATTTTCTGCTCTGCCAACTGCGCCATTCCGGGGTCGGACGCTTCTTGGTAGATTTGCCTGCGATCCCCTATCGGCAACACACCGTTGAGGTTACCCAAGCGGTTAAGGGCACCTTGACGCGATTCAATCCCTTTGATATTCTCCTTCGCTTCAAGTAATTGTTGGGTCGCTTCCCCTTCAATGCTGGCGCTGGCTGCGGCGAAAGCATCCTGCTGCTTAATGTACCTATTCCATTCTGAAACGCGACTTGGCAAAAGTTTTCCAGATCTGATCAATGATCTGGCATCGTCTATGTTGCGCGGGGCTTGGGCGCGAGCCATTCGCGCCGTTTCTATGACAGAGGCCAGTTGTTTTAACTGGTCGCGCCCTTGGGTGGCAATGTCGGCTTGACCAAACACTGGGACTTCCGGCATCTGCGCAACGCGTGGAATGTCAATTCTGTCAGTGTAAGGGTCGGTTCTATTCAGCATGTACCCCATCAAATCGTTGCGTCGAGGCACAGGCGCGGACACGGCGGGCGCGGTAGTAGACGCGGCTGGAAGCTGTGGCATGGCCTGCGGACTCGTAGCAGGAGCGGCATTTGGGACGTCCATTGCTGGAACCGCAGTAGGAGCAAGCGCAACAGTGCGCGGCATCAGCCCCGCGTTGAGCGCAAAGGGAGTCGGTGTAAAAGCAGGGGTGCTGACCGGCAAAAGGCCGGGAGAGCCAAGTGGGATAGATGGGGTGGCGCTCGGTGCGGCGGGCGGGGTGTTGTACGTCGGCGCTTGCGGAGGCAGCATCAGTTCTCCGGGGAGCAGATCAGGAGCAGTACCGGACGCAGCAGTCGGCGGGAGTATTTGTGGCAATAAAAGGTTTGGCTGATTATCTCCTCCATCTGCCATTGGTAAATCGGCCTCCGCACCATTTGCTGATGAGCCACTCGCATTTACGCTTCCTTCCCCCACAGGCGAAACCTCAGATGGCGTGGTGCCATCTCCAGGAATAGCCGAGGACGGCTGTTCAAGTCCGGGCGGAGAAATGTCCAACATGCCCTGCCCGCTGCGGGAAATCGGGTTGCGGGCGCGGTAGGCGTTCGCCTGCGCCGTCACGGTGTCGTTGGCAAGCTGCTTGGTTCTGATGTCGTTCTCGAAAACCCGCTGCTTCAGATCGTCCCGGCGACCAATCGCCTCCATCATCATCTTGAAGTCGTTCGCCTTCTGCTCGCGGGCACGCTGGATTGCAGCTTCGGCCTGCTGCTGACGCTGCATTTCAAGACGCTCGTAGTCGCGGCGGGAGGTGTCCGCCGTCTGGAAAGACTGGTTATATGCGCCGACGGGATCTGGAGTAACAGCCATGATGTTAAGAAACTTTGGGCCAAGGTTTATTGCTGGCTTGGGTATACCTGTAATCTGGAGGTCCCACAAAACTAGTGGACAGCGCCCCCTGTCCTGCCACACCGGGTGCTTGTCCGCCGGTGATGTCGTAGCCGCCGGAGAGGTTGCGGAATCCGTTCACCGCCGCCGACGGAGCACCAAAGCTGGTCACCGCCTGCTGGTAGCCCATCGGAGGAGCTTGTGGCTGCAACAGGTTCTGGAGCGCTTGCTGGTCCGCCTGCCGTGTGTACCCTGCAATGCCTGCATTGATACCACCTGTGAGGGCGGCACCGGCGACACTGGTCGGCTGGTTGGCCGCTTGCAGACCGCCCCGGCCAGCGATGAGGTTCAGCAATCCGGCTTTCTGCGGATCGGGCTGCATCCCGAACGCCAACTCGGCGTTGCGCTCGGACTGCGCGAACTGTGCGCCAAACTGGTTTTCCTGAATGGAGTTGCTGATGGCCTGACCGACGTCAACGAACATGGACTGCGGGTTCACCCGGCGGTTCACCGGATCGACCGCATTGAACATGTTGACGAGGTTGTTCATCCCCGCCTGACCTTGGTTCATGAGGTCCATGCGGGCGAGTCCGAGGTCGGCAGCGACCTGCTGGGCGTTGGCATTCCCGCCGCCGAGGGACTGAGCCTCGGTGCGCCGGGAAGTGATCATGTTCTGGTCCTCCATGGGGAGTTGACCGCGCAGGAAGTTCTGCGTGTTCTGCGACTGCTGGCCCACTGCGGCGGCAAACCCCGGATACAGGGTGTTGATCCGGTCCATCGAGTCCCTAGTGATGGCCTGATTGGTCTCCCGCATCAGGTTCAAATTGGCGGGGAGATTGCGCTGGTTCCCGGCAATGGTGCTGCCCGCGATGTTGCCATACCCAGGGTCGGATTTGAACATCGGGCTGTAATCAACCCCCGTCCAATCGAGCTTCTCGCCGAACGCGGAAGGATTGGCGCGGGCGTAGGCCACGGCCTCGTCGAGTCCTTTGGACGCGGCGTTGGCACGCTTGTTGGACTGACTTGCTCCATACGCGGACGAAGCGGCACCCACCACAGTAGTTGCTACAGCTACCCAAGTCATGACGGACTCCCTTCCAGCAAAATGTTGGTGTGCTTCATGATAATTTGATCTTCGATAACGGCCAAGTCGGTTTCGTTAGTGGGGTGGAAAGTGAGCCAGCACACGTCGGTGTGGGCGTACACAACGCGGCGGGTTCCCGGTTTGGTGATGCCGTGGAACGGTGCGTGAATGGTAACGGCTCCGGTCTCCTTTGTCCATACGGATAATGACCCGCTGACGATGACGTACTGGTGCTCCTGATTGTGGATCTTCGACGTAGCAAGCGTCCCTCCCGCCATGTACATGGTCCGGCAGTACAGCCCCGGCGTGAACGCGTGGGTGACCGGGTTCTCCGTCAACGGGTAGTGGGTCACCATCTGGTGCTCGACATGGTCCACCAACTCCTGTGGGGAGAGGTCTAGTCCTGAAGCCCCGAAGGCTTCGATGGCCTCGGTTAAGTCAGTATCGGACATAGCGGCGGGTTCTCCTCATCATGGCCCTCCCGGTGGACAGCATGGTCCGCCCGGACTCCGGCATGAGGAGCGTGTTGAAATTCATGTTGTCGTTGCGTTGGTCGGCGGCGGTGACAGCGGCCAGTGACGCGTAAATCCGGTTGAGCCCCTGCTGCTGCCCTGCGGTCAGTTCGAGGGTATCGACGTGCTCGTAGGCTTTGAGTGCCAACCGCCAGAGGGTGTTGTCGGAGAACGGCGCGAGGTCGGTATCGAACACCAGCGGCATGGGTTCGCGCAGGCCGTAGTAGTGGATCTTGCGACCGGGCAAGGTGCCTTGGAGGCGGAACCACTCGTGGACCGGGGTCAGGATGGAGGGATGGTAGCGCCCCAACTCGGTGCCGTTGTCGGTCTCGACGGTGATCCACCCACAGCGTTCGGGGAAGACGATCTCCACGAACTCGCCGACCGAGGTCCCGGTGGAGACGCGGCCCGGTCCGAGCACGATGTCGATCCGCTGCTCGCGGTTGTTCAAATCGTAATACTTGACGCCGATCAGCTTGCCGCAGTCTTCCTGACTGTCGGAACGGAAGGTCACCACCCGCGAGTCGTTGCTCGGGATGTCGCGGGACAGCAACCGGGGAGGAAGGTGTTCGGCTTTGAGTTCGCAGCCCCGGACGAGCGGGTAGTCGCTGCCGGTCAGGTAGTCCCGCCCCAATGCGAAATCGGTGGCCACCCGCTTGGCGGTGATCTCGTACTTGTACGCGTCGGCGCGGAGTTCGCGGATGTTCTGAAGCTGCGCGGGCATCACCACGGCGGTGAAGCAGGTGAACGCCCCGTTGCGGCAGTTCTCGGTGAACGTCTCGGTGATCGCGCAGCCGTCGGACTTGAAGTAGAGCCACACCAACGACTCAGTGCGGTAGAGCATGTCGAGGGTCCCGTTGATCAGGTCCACGATCTCATCGCGGTTGGCAACGGGGTCCTTACTGGTGGCTTTGGCGACCACCCGGATGACTTTGGAGAGGGGCGCTGGTGTCATGTGGGTGGGGAGGGGATGACGAAGAGACGACCGCTGCCACGGACGATAATCTCGTCAAAGGGGGCGGCGTCGGTGGTGGCGATGCGGTAAACGCTGTAGCGGATCTGCTGACCCACCAACCGGGCGGGGCCGATGTTGACCGGAGCCTCGGGCGGTTCGAGGGTCCAGTCGATGTTGCGCAGGGCGTTCTGGAGGTCGGACACGCCGGGGGCGTCGAAGGCAACCTCGACCGGCACGCCGGGGCCGGTGGTGGTGGTCAGCGTGATGGCCTGCTCCTGCAACTCCACCTTCACGATGCCGGGGGTGTAGACGGCACCCTCGGAGTCGATGCTGGTGATGTTGTCCTGTAAGGTGGAAGCGCGGATGGTCCCGGACGACGTGGTGGTCGTGGTGGGAATGTCCACCCTCCAGTTGGCGCGGATAAACGCATCCATCAAGGACGGCGGCAAACAGGCCGAAGCCTGTGGCGTGAAGTAAACACGCACCGGTACGCCGGAGGTTTCGGAATCCTGATTGACTGCCATATGATTATGCTCGCATGAAAGGGTCGTATTGGCAAAGGAGATTCCCTTGCAGACAAGAGTTGGGTGGGGAGGTGCCGGACTTGCCGCTACCGAGTCCGCCGATAGCAAGATCGACGACTGCGCTGCCGGTGCCTTTGATCAGAATCTGAATCCACGGGGATTTGAAATCCCGGAAGATGGAACCAAGGGTGAGCGGCTCCGCATCGGCGTATCCGCTGGTCTCCCAAGTGGTGTTGGTGAAGGTGTTGCTGTAGACCTGCTTGAACGGGTCCTTACCATTCGAGCGTGCATAGATTTCTACGCCTACTTTATCGCGGATGTCTGTCAGGGACAAATAGACATCACCCCAGGAGGATGGGTTATACTCACCCCCGCGTGAGAGGCGGCGGGTCAGGATCTGCCAAGGGATCTGGACCGGGGTGCCGTCGGCGAGGATGTCGTCGCCCCACTGGCTGGTCCACTCGGCGAGTCCCTTGGTGCCGTCTGCTTTGCGGAGGATGGCGAAGATGCGGGTCTTGGTGCCGGTGTCGCGGACCTCAACGAACTGGATGACCTCCCCCATGGCGGCGGGCAAAGTGGTGATGCCTTCCCAGACCATGGCCTCGGGCGAGCGGGTGCGTCCGGGCGCGAGGGCGGCGGTGACGTAGCCCCGGTGCCAGCGGTTGGGGCCGTCGGTGACCGGGTAGACGGTGCAGGCAAGACGCTGCTGCCGGGAGGCGACGTGCAACGAGGTGAACAACAGGAGGTCCTGCGGGTCGCGGTCGAGCAACGGCTTGATCTCCTGTCCGAGGTTGACGTGGGGGTTACCCGGTTGGGCACCCTCTTGGGTGACGTACTTGAGCGAGGTGATCCCCTCGGCGGTCCGCATCAGGAGTTCGTCCTTCCCCGGCCACGCGGCGTAGGGACCGGTGGGGCCGACACTCTCGTGGACGACGCGACGCATTGAGGTGGTAGCCCACTGGGCTCTGGGAGTTCCGGCGAGCACGCCCCACATGCCGGGGCCTTGGGTGCCTGCCACGATCTCCGCCTGCGATGCCAGTCCGCCGCCACGGGCGGAGGTGACCATGTGCAGGCTGACGATGTCTCCCATCTCCTGCGGTGCAGGGAAGCTAACAGATGTCAGATCATAAGATTGGTCGCTAGTAAGGAGCAGGTCGGTGTTCCCGGTCAAGTTCAGCCGGTGGATGTGGTCACCGGCGATGAGTTCGTTGCCACGGTTGACGACCCAGATGCGGTCGCTGTAGAGCACCGGTCCCGCAAAGTTGGGGAGTCGTGAGGACGCCGGAGCGTTGGAGTTGTAGCCGGTAGAGGTAAGTGTCTGGAGACCGTCCCAGATCTGCGTGTTGCTCACGCCGTCGGTGCGGATGACGTAGTTGGCCGCTTGGGCAAGCCACGCCAGCCGCATGGGTGCGCGACCTTGGTATCCGTCGGAGATGTCCTCCACCTTGAAGGTGCTGGCTTCCGGAGTAATGCGGTACAGCTTCCCGGCGGCGGACTCGATGATGCCTGTCTCGCCGGTCGGACGCAGTTGCGAGGTGCTGCCGATCCGGGGGTCGTAGGCAATGGCTCCTTGGGTGTTGGTGGCCGACCACTCCTCGGGGGCGCTGGTGCAGGCGTACTCCACCCACGTTGAGCGGGTCTGGAACCGGCGCTCGCGGATGTGGAGGTTGGTCGTGCTGTAGATGAAGCTGATCCCCGCCGAACGGGCCTCTTGGCTGAAGAGCGCAATGGAGTCATCTTGGAAAATTCCAACAGACGGGAGCGCGATGGACAGGGGGTCAGCAGACATATTAGATAACGAAAGCGTCCAGAAGTACCGATATGGTGGTGGACCCGTAAGTTCCAGTAACACTAGGGGTAATCTCTGTAGCCTCAATCTTGATCTGCTTGCTGGCCGGGATAGGCACCACCACTTGGTTGGTGACTCGGTCCACTCCCACCGTTGAACCACTTCCAATCAAGGCGTATTGCTGATCGCCGATTTTGATTTCGTACAGCGTAGACCGGGTTCCTCCAGAACTAGCCAACTCGACGCTGATTAGCACGGAACTGTACTTGGCGTCGTACCCTACTACCGATGTCAGGTTGTAATTAGTGAGAACGGTGGTAAACCCTTGCGCCGCAGTGTTGGCGCGAAAATACATCGTGATTCGCGAAATTAAGTGGGTGAACGTCGGAATAGCCTCGGAGTTCTCCGTGATCATATCGAGGAAAGACGCTTTGGTCAGGCGCTTGAGCTTCCATTTGCCGCTGATCTTGTCCCACATGGCAAACCCGAAGTTGTCCGTGGCGGTGTCCGCCAGACCTGCTCTGGTCTGCTCCAAGTCGGCCAGTACGGCTTCCTCGACCACTGGCACCCCGTCGTGGTTGAAGTACTCGACGGTTTGCGGGGCGCAAGAGTCAGTCGAGGGGACAACGCGGTAGGCGAGCAGACTCACGTCGTCCGGGAACGTGGCAGGCATGGGTCCCGGAACGATCTCCACCGGGCTGATCTCCTCGGACATCGCGGTGTTGGAGGAGCAGGTGTGCCGGTGACCGAAGAGGATGCCGGTGGTGCTCTCCACTGGACGGACAACCGCCATGTTCCGGTCCGGATTGGCTCCGATTTCGCGGCAACCGGGGTCAAGCGCATAGACCGGGAACCCGTAGAGGGTGGACGTCTCGCAGGCGAAGTTGTCGGCCACCACGGTCGAGGCGCTGCTGGTGCCGACGTATATCTTGCCGGACGCGGAATCGAAAACAACGGGGCCGTCGTAGGAGCAATCCAAGACGTTGAAGTCTTCGCCGTTGGCGATGACTGCCTTGCCCGATTCGGCTTGAATCATGGAGGGAATCCATGTGAACGCTACCGGTGTTACCGAGGGGGTGCTGACCCGTCGAGGCATCACGCAGGAGACGGTGGTTCCGAGCGCCGCGCCACATCCGGACGACGTGTAAGAGACGACAGGAGAAGAGGAGGAGCAGGAAGTGCAGGCCATGACCGGGGGATTCTACGGGTAAATCCTTGCTGGCGCAATGACGAAAAACGGCTGCTCGCCCCTGAAAAGCGAGCAGCCGTTCTGATCAAGCCAATGCAGCGGGCAATGTAACGGGCGATGTAGCAAACGGGCCTTTGGTTTTCGTTAAAACCGCCCACCGGGTTGCCCCGGTGGACGGCCAACTATGTCAACAATCCGAGCTTCCAGTTTACGCGGACTCGCGTGATTGCGCAAGAAGTTTTATATTGGCGACGAGATTCTTGAGCATTCCTTGTTCGTTGAGGTTCTTTGACTCCAGCACATCCGCCATGGCCCAGTCTATCGAATCGGGCACCATCAGGCGGTAAACTGTGGTTGGCCGGGTTTGTCCCGTCCTCGCCACGCGCGCATTGAGTTGCATGAAAATCTCGTTGGAGTAGTTCAAACTGAACCACGCGATCTCGCAGCAGGTGCCCTGCATCTGGAGGCCGTGCGACACCGAGTTGACGTGAACCACCCACATTGGGATTTTGCCCGCGTTCCAGTCGTCCAGCCGTTTGGCGTCGAACTCTTGGGCGCACGGAATGGCGGCGAGGATGCGGTCGCGCTCGTGGATGTAGTTGGTCGCCACGAGGAGAGGGCGCTGCTTTAGGTCCTTGTGCAGTTTCTTGAGGGCGTCCAATTTGGCGTCGTGAACCCATACCACCCCGTCCTCGGAAATCACCGCCCCTGACGTGACTTGTCGAAGTTTGGTCACAAGAGTGGCGGCGGACAATGCCACCACTTCCTTGTCGGAGACCTCGGCCAGTAACTCCTTCTCCAGCGTTTTGTAGACTTTGCGGGCGGCGTCCGGGATGGCCACGTCCACGTCCACAATCGTGGTGGGTGGAATGTTGAGATAGTCCTCGGAGCGCATCACGAGCGTGATGTCAGCGATGGATTGCTCGATCATTTCCTTGGCCCCCGGACGTACCGTGAAGGAGTACCCCATATAGTCCGACTCAAAGAACCTGCTGCGAAACCTGCTGAACGCCGTGCCCAGCCGGACGCCTCCATCCATGACGCGGTACTGACCCCACAGGTCGAGGTGAGAATTGGGGACCGGTGTTCCGGTGAGTCCTACGCACCGTCGGAAATGGTGCCTGTGGGTCTTCACTACTTTGGCTCGTTTGGAGGAAGGGTCCCGAAACTTGCTGATTTCGTCGATGACCAACATGTCTGCTGCAATCGACTTGCGTTTTAAAAGCCCGTTTTTCTCGAAGGTTTGCAACATCTCAAAGTTGATGAGGTAGATGTCCGCAGTGCCTTCCCTCCATGCTTTCATGCCCTCCTCGGTGCGCAGGCTGACATACCGCAGATGGGGCGTCCACCGGGCGATCTCGGCGGGCCACGTCAAAATCGACACCCACAGAGGGCTGACGATAAGCGCTCCCGTGATAGCACAGTCGTTAATGAGGAAGTCAATGGCGTCTAGAGTGGCCCTCGTTTTCCCTAACCCCATTCCTGCGTCGATTGCGGCCTCAGGGTGGTCAAGGATAAACTTGGTCATCGTAACCTGTTGTGGCAGGGGAGGGAGTTTCATTATCCGTGGTTGGCAAACTCCCCGTGCAGCCTGCAACGCGCCTCACGGACCGCCACTGCCGCGTCTTCGATGGACCTAAAAAGCCCGAGATATAGTTGGACTCCCTCTACCTGTATCTGCGCCCTCCATTTTCCACTTTTTCTGTCCCGCGACACCCCTTTAATACCTGAAGTGTTATGCTTTGGGGTTGATACGTTGCGATGGTTTTGTCCGGACGTCGCCTCACGTAGATTTGACATACGGTTACTTAATTTGTTCATGTCTATGTGGTCTATTTGCAAAGAAGGGTTTTCTCCGGTGTGTATCAGCCAAGCAAGCCGGTGCGCGAGGTGGTCACGCCCATTAATCCTGATGCGCCTGTATCCATTTACGTCGAAACCGGCTTCCGATCCTGCCCTTACGCAACCCCGCGACACCAACCACGTAAAAACCCCTGTGAGTGGGTCGTAGCATAACAACTTCTTCGCCGTCTCCTGTGAGAGGGTATCTATGTCGGTCGATTTTTGTCTCATGTGGTAAAAAGAAATCGGGCGAGGGGAAGCTGCGGGGACTCCGGATTTCTCCGGCGCAACTTCTCCTCGCCCGATGGTGGCGAATTGATATATCTGAAACCGGCGGGTCCCTCCGCAGGTGGTCTTTTACAACTGTGTTCACGGTATTTGGCTTCCGCTGGAAGTCAAATTATTTGTGCGCTTCTAAGAGGATCATCCCGGTGGCCAGACTATCGCAGTAGTAGGCAGGAACGCCTTGGGCCAGCAGCTTTTTGATCTCTCGGTACTGCAATTCCGTCGGTTTTTTACCGGGAGCTTTGACCTCGATGAAAACTACTTGTCCGCTGGGGGAGATGAAGATCCGATCCGGGACTCCTTTATGCTGGGGGCTGACAAATTTGTAGACTAGATACCCCTTCTTCCGCGCATAGTCGCAGAGAGCTTTTTCGAGGGTGGCTTCTCTCATAGTAATTCGGCTCCGTCAAAGGCTTCGATAAACATAGCGGCTACTTGGGGGACAATGGCATTTCCGGCTCCCTTAAGGAGCGCAGGGCGTATACTCCCGCGTCGTGCCAAGTTGTAGGGAAGCCTTGAAGCCAAAGGGAAAAGGCTGGGGAAAGTTGAAACCCGGCGGTGCTTGCCGTCGCGGCAGTAAATCCAGATGGTTCTGGACCAATGATCGAAGCCTGCGCCGTCAGTTGGCACTCTGTCGGCCATGTGGCCATCTGTGCGCTCCAGTGTAAATCGCTCCCCGGACCGCCAGCTAGTCTCCCCTCGTGCTGGGTTACACTCCTCCCACTTTTCGCGTTGTGGCTTTCCGGAGTTGGCCACCCAGTATAAACGCTGTCTTTGGTGGTCCGCGCCCGCGCTGTGTGCGCCCATCGTACAGTCCCCGCAGGCGTAACCTTCTCCCTCCAAGTCTGCTCGTATACTGTCGAGCCAACCGTGTCCAACCGCGCTTTCAACCTGCTCACCAAAAACAACGTCAGGGCGGCACTCGCGGATGAGATTGAAGAAGGCGGGCCAGAGGTGGCGCTCGTCGTCGGAGCCTTTGCCTTTACCGGCGACCGAGAACGGCTGGCACGGACAGGAACCGTGCCAGACAGGGCGGTCGGCGGGCCAACCGGCAAGCTGGAGGGCGAGATCCCACCCTCCGATCCCTGCGAAGAAACCAACGCGGGTAAATTTTTTAACGTCGTCGGGGGATACATCATAAATACTTCTGTTGTCGATTTTTCCGGCCATTATCAGCCCTTGATCCATTAAACCTTGTAGCCACGCGCACGCATGGGGGTCGTTCTCGTTATAGTATGCCTGCGGTCTCACGCCTTTATTCCTTTCTCGGTCAACGTCCAGAATCCACGGGTGGGGTTATTTATCAGGCCGTGGTACTTGAGGCTGGAAAGGTAGAAGCTGATGGATTCAGTACCGATGTCCGCCACAATGTCGCCCCGGTACAATGGAAGCGGGTACGCCGCTTTGAACTGTTCTAGGATGGCCACGCACACCCGTGATTTTGGGTTGGCGTAGTTTATGACATTCTTGCGTTTTACGTAGGGAGTACTTTCCAGTTTCTCGGTTGGCTTGTTGACCGTCGTCGGCACAAACCGGCTCAAGTCTTGCAGCAGTTCGCTGCGTCGGTTGTCGATGGCAATTTGGTCCAGCGCGAGGTTGTCGATCTGGTCGGCAAGACGGCGGAGGTAGATGGATCGTTCGTTTAGTTCGGATGCGTTCATAGTTGTTAGTTAGTTGGGTGGGGCTCCGTGGATGGCGGACGCGCTGCCCCGGACGCGCAGTTCTAGGAGGACAACAAGTAAACCCCCTCCCGCAATGCTCTGCACGGCTTACAGTTTAGTCATTTGGTGTAGTATGGGGTAATGGCTCCGGCGGCTTCAAGAGGGAATCCGGGTGCCCATGAGGGTATGGCGCAGAACAGGCTGGTCAGTTCCTCCATGGTGTTGCCGCGCTCGGGGTGGTGGTTGCAGATCAACTGATCGTGGACCACGAAGCAAGGCTCGTACCCGTGTTTCTCAGCGTTCAGGACGCCGTGGGTGAGGAAATCCGCAGCAGTGGCTTGGCTAACATTTTCCACTAACACTCCGCCCGAGGTCCGGACTCGGCCCCACATCGCCTGTGTAATCGGACCGTGGTAGCTGATCTCGCTGGACGCCCAGATGCCTTCGCGGACGGTGCCGTCTGAGTTGAGCGCCCGCCATTTGTCGATAGGCATCCACTCGGTGTCCTCCTCGCCGTCGGCGTCCACGACCTTCTTGCCGTATTTGTAGACGGTGGTGACCTCGGGCAGAGGGTAGTTCAACCGGCGACCGGAGGGAAGCTCCATCACCATGTTCAGGTAGCCGAGCTTGCGGTGACAACCGAACCGGATCTTGTCGTTGACGACCTGCCATGTTCCGGGGGCCTCGATGGCCGCAACGGCGGCGTCCTGCATGGCGCTCCAGAAGCCGGTGATGGCCTTGTTGGCGGAGCGGTAAAGCTTGACCACCTCTTTGGCCTTCTTCTTGGGCACCTCGGTCCCGAAGTTCTTGGCCATGGTGGCAAAGGCGCGGTAGCCCCCGGCATAATTACATGCTAGTGCTAACGTCTTGCCGAGAAATCTTAACTCTTTGTCTACCTTGTCGTATGGGACGCCGAACACCAGCGACGCCGTGGTCTTGTAGAGGTCCTTGCCGTCACGGAAGGACTGGAGCAACTCATCATGGCCAGAGAGCCACGCCACCACCCGCGCTTCGATCTGTGCCAAGTCGATGTCGAGGAACTGGCCGTCGGCGGGGTGGATGAAGTGCCGGATGCAGGAGGCGATGGCCTCCAAGGGACTCCCGTAGGCCAACTCCAGCAACTCGGGGTCGGCGCAACCGCTGCGGATCAGGTCGTAGCACTCGTGGGTGTTGTCGATGGACGGGCGGCGGAAGTTCTGGATCTGAATGATCTTCCCGGAATGCCTTCCCGTGCGCGAGGCTCCGTACCAGAGGAGCGCCCCCCGGACTTTGTTGTCCGGGCAGACGGCCCCGCGCATAGTGGGCAACTTCTTCAGCGCAGCGAAGGAGAGGAGGGCTCGCAGCTTGAGCGCCTTGACGGCCTCGGTAGTCATCGCGGCCCACTCGGGCTGCACGGTCTCTCCGGTAGACTCGCCGTCTTCGTCCTCGACCTCGCCGGTGAGGATGCGGCTGACGGTGGTGGCTCTCATGTCGTCGCCGGGGTAGCCGCGCTCCTTGAGCCACGCCAGCACCTTGGCCGTCTGGCCGGAGTTGTAGCCGGTGATCTCCCGGAACTCCTCCCCAGCGGTCAAGTTGAACGCGTCCACCAGCTTCTCCGCTTCGATCACCGCCGGGACGTTGATCGGGATGCCGGTGCAGTTCATCCGCAAATCCAGTTGGAAGCTGTCGAGCAGGAACCCCTCCAGTTCGAGGGACTTGAGCTTGCTGTGGATGCCGCGCTCAACCTCCACGTCTTTGCGGCAGTAATCGCTGAACTTGGCCCACGCCTGCGGGTAGGTCAGCTTCTCGCCTGCTACGGTGACGGTGCCGGGGTCGGTCGGGAAGCGCCGCTTGCCGGTCTTGCTGTCGGGGATGCTGAAGATCCTGATCAGCGCGGAGCCCACCTTGTCCTTCTGGTCTGCCAGTTTGAGGAACTCGGCGGCTTTCTCCAAGGAGTAGGGGATGCCTGCCACTCGGGCCATGGCGGCGGTGCATCGCCACTGGGTCAAGGCTGGCTGCTTGAATTTGAAAGTCCGCTGCCACTGGTATGCCGAAATTGCTATTTCAAAACCCGCATTGTGAGACGCAATAATGCCTCCGGAGACGCAGGCTTCTCTGAGCAGCATGAGGGCTGCGGTGTTGTCCTTAGCGTAGCGGTCCCAGATCTCGACCGGACCGTTGTCCTTGCAGATCGCGCAGAGGACGATCTCGGTGTCCTCGCCCGAGGCGTATTTGAACGCGCCGTAGGACTTGAGGTTTTCGCTCCCAAAAGTTTCAAAGTCGCAATGGAACACGCTCATGTCAGTAGGAGAACTGGGGGCGTGGGGTGGTCGGGTTGATGTCGTGCGAGCGTCGCATCGTGCGCTCCCGCTCGTTGTCCGCCGTGGACATCCGTGCCATCGTCAGGTCCGTCAGCAGGAACCGGAGGTCGTCCTGAAGCAGGTGATTGGAATTGATCTCGTCCGCGAGTTCTGCGGCCCGTTTGCGTCGTTGTTCAGGATTCATGTATTTAGTTAGCTGTGAAAAGTTCTGCGTGTGCATTGAGGATGGCCCCGGACATGGTGGGAGATTTGGAAAACCGGCGATTCCCGGCGGTAAAGACGTAGTAGTCCTCTTCTTCCTCGTCACCTTCGTGGAAGATGATCGAGATGGTCGTTTCTGGGATGGAGTCAAAGTACTCCTCCAAGTTTCTCAGGGCGTAGTCAATGTTGTCGCTCATTTTGTTATCTGGTTATTTGTGAAAATTACCGCAGAGACCGCTGCGGTGCCGGGATCTGATGCTTAGGAGAGGTCGTCCATGTCCTCGTCCTCGGCGTCGAAGCCGTCGGCGGTAGGCTTGCTGGCACCAAAGGGTTCGCCCTTGGCGGCAAACTGGACAACTTCCAGTCCGCAGCAGATCTTCTTGCCGTAGGCCGGATTAGCCTTTTTGTCGCCCTTGCCGTTCAGGGAGAACAGGTTGATGCGGGCGTTGACGTAGTCTCCGGCCTCGGGGTACTTGATGTCCGTCTTGTCGGTGATGACACGCGGTTTCCCGGTGGAGGGATCACGCTTGTTGTCGAGGATGAGCGGAGCACCAAGGGAGTCGGCGCGGTTGGCGCTGAGGAACCACTTGTTCTCGAAGCCTTTGTAGACCTCATCTTCCTTGTTGGTATTCAGGTTGCCGTCGCGCAGGGCGCTGTCCTTGCCGGGAGGGACATTGCCCTTGAACTCTGCCGTGGCGATGGCCTTGATGGCCGCTTCCACTTCCTTCAGGGTGGCGTCATCCTCGATGATGAGGGTGCAGCCGTAGCGGGGTTTGCCCCCTTGGATGGCTTTGGCTTCGGTCAAGCTGTCGCTGAAGGCGAGACGGACGTTTTTCAATGTGAGTGTAGTATTCATCTAAGTTATTTATTTTTGCCGGTTGGGTTCCTCACCGGCAGGAGGTTTTCAGCGTGTGCTGGAAAGTTTAGGTAGTCCGTTGGACGAAGCGCCCTTTGACGCCAGCTTCTTCATTCAACCAAGTGATGAAGGTTTTGAAACTGGAGTTTTTCTGGTAGCGCGAGGTGTAGGCTTTGAGGTTCAGTCCGTCGCCGGGTTCAAACAGGGTCTCCCCGATTTGCAGAGCGTCAAACATGAGCTTGCGGCGGACGTGGATGCGGGTGGGTGGTTTTATTTGCCGTTCAATCTTGATCATCGGTGGTGGTGAATCCTTCGGTTGGGGCGGGAATGGCTGGGCGCTTGTCTCCGGAAAGGGCCAAAACTGGCTTTCCGTTTGCCCTAACTGTTAAAGCATCTACCGCCGTAAGGATTTCTTTCGGAACCTTGCAGTCTTTAAGCAACTTTGCAACCTGAGTTGGTGAGACGAGTTTGCGGGTGAAAAGCTGGTCCTCGGAAAGCAGTCCCTTGACGGCCTTGACGGCGGACTCCTCGTCGGCCCAAGCGCGGTTGCCTTGACGGCCTTCCACGAGCTTGGTGCCTCTGACGGGATTGCCCTCCATGGCCTGCTGGTGGAGGTACTTGGCGCAGCCTTCGATCAGGCCGATCAACTCCTCGGACCGTTGGTGGATGCCGAGGATCTGCTGCTGCGTGAGGGTGGCCAGCACCGGGATGTCGATGGTATCCACCAGTTCCAATTCGCACTCGAAGGCGTCAAGCAGCTTGGGGTCGATCCGGGCCAGCGGCTCTGCGGCCCTGACGTGGCAGACTTCCTTGGCCTTGCACCACCGGCAGGTCTTGTAGTCGGGGGCGAAGTCGAGTGCGGCCTCGGGGCCGTTGAGAATGACGTCGGCAGCGGCGGTGACGTGGCTGATGCTGGCGCGAAGCTCGCCGATAGTAAGCTGCCAGAGCTTCTCGGTCTCGCCGCCAGTGTAGCGGGGCTGGCAGATGCGGATCTCCACGGGGGTGGAGTCAGGGAAAGAAGTGGGGTGGTTGAGGATCAGGCTGTAGGCGTAGATCGCCAACTGCTCGTTGTGCTCGGCCTCGACGGGGACTCCGATGCCGTATTTGAGGTCGGTGACGCAGATCATCTCGGGGCTGATGATGGCGTGATCGACGGTCCCGGTGTCCTGTGGGAAGTAGAACAGCGGCACCTTGGTCTCCACGAGGACTTGACCCTCCCAGCGGTTGGCCAGAGTCTGGCAGAGCCGGGTGTAGTCGAGGACGGGAGCGAAGTCTTTGGGCAGGTCCTTTTCCTTGAGTTTGCCGAGGAGGATCTGCTCGGCGTAGTCGTGCGCTTGTGTACCCTCGTCGGCGTATATGCTGCCACGCTCGGCGTTGGCCACCACCTTGCGGATGGCTGGGTCAGGGGACTGGCGGCAGGCTTCGGTAAACGCGATGGACGCGGTACATTTACTCCACGTAGACGCGGAGGAGGGGGAGAGCTTTGAGTGGGTGGTTGGTGGCATACTATAAAATTGGTTTGGTGGTGTCGATAACGGCTTCGCCAAGGACGGTGTCTTGTCTGGCCATCACCCGCAGCCATTTCTCACGGCGCTGGGCGAGGATGCGGTTGGCCTTGTTAAGGGCTGAGTTTTGACCGACAACGAAGGCGCAGAAAACAGCAGTTAAGTAGCAGATAGACGCGTAAATGGCGGCTTGGATGTCCATGTTGGAAAAAGGGAGGGGGTGGCAGGGTGTTCTGGGCTTTCGGCTGTCCAGTCCTACTCGGGAGGCTCACTGGCTACCACCCCTAATGGTTGAATGCGGGCCGGAATTGCACCGGCTATGGGCGAATCTTCACAGACCACTAAATTTCGGAATTGAACCGATGGAATCAGCCCTGTTCCTGAGCGTGTCACTGTCCACGCCGCCGCATTCAGATTGAATCCGCGACTGCCGCTGTCCCCACCGCTACCTGCCCAGGTTTTGGTTATTAAGGGAAGCGACAGCCCGGAAATTGTTTATGCGAGGTTGGCCAACTCGGCGTGGAACGCCACGAGGTTCGCGTCGGGGACGGTGGAGACACCGCCGGGGGCTTCGTACTTGGCGAGGAGTTCACGCACCTTGCCCTTGAAGGCATTGACGGGGGCTACTCCGCCAGCACCGATGACCTTCAGCTTGTGGGTAAACAGTTCTTGGACCTGTCCCCGCGTAATGGTGGGCGCTTCGGGTTCTGGCTCGTCGGTGAGGTCGTCGTCGAGCGAATCAAGCTCGGCAACTGGCTCCTCGGTCGCGGGAGCGGGCTCAGGGGTGACCTCGGCGGTTGCCGCAGCGGCAGCGGCCTCGTCGGCAGCGATCTGCTCCTTGGTCCGACGGGTCCGCTTGGGTTTGGCGTCGGTCACCGCCGTCTCGGGCGGTGCTGGTGCCTCTTCTTCCGGGCAAACCCAGAGTGGCGTGGTGCAGACGCTCGGCTCGGCGTCTCCGCAGCCCCAGAGTGGCGTCGACTGGCTTTGCAGCTTGACGTAGGCGTTATGGTAGTTGACGGAGCGGACGCGGGTGGCGACGGCGTCCTGAAGGGTCTGGTACGCCTGAGTCATCCGGAGGACCACTTTGGTATCGTGGGACAGATTGTTGGCTTGGATCAGGATCGTGTCAGCGAGTGTTTGTTCGAGTTCAGTCATTGTTTTAGTTGGTGATGGGGTTACCTTGTAGCGGGGTTGCGGTGTTGTAAAGGAATATTTTCCTGAATCTTTTCAACAGAGCATTTTTGTCCATGATGGACGCATCTTTTGGCAGTGGGGGGCACTTCCGATGCTTCCAGTTCTCTGAGCCGTCGTATTCTTCGCGGTCGGACCACGTCCCGTCGGAATACCAAATGGTCCCGAACAGTTCCTGCTCTCCGTACCCAGCGTAGTACTCGAAGTCCATCAGCGGAAGCACCTCGGCAAGCGTCCCTTGAATGGACGATTGCTTGAAGGGGAAAGCCCGGTAACTGATTTGGCTGATCTCAACGTATATCACTTCCCGATCCTTGATGTGATCCAGCAGTTCGTTTTTGGCGTTCATGGTTGTGGTTGGTGATCGCCACCAAGGGCAGAGGGCGAGCTACGTTGCGCCTCGCTCATCCGTTCCACCCTTGGCGGCAAAGTTTGTTTTAGTACGCCCATTTCGAGTCGCCGAGGATCTCGTCGGAGTCCATCCACCACTCGTCCCACTGCGCGTTGGTGGCGACGTCCCAATCGGGAATGGCGGCGGCGGCGTCCTTGCCGGTGAGTGAGACCGGGAGCCATTTGATGCGGTTGTTGGGGTAGATCGCAATCTGCCCGTTTTCGAGCTTGATCACGTTTCCCTCCTTGTGCTCCTCCAGCAGTTCCGAGTCGCCGACGTCAAGGGTGCCCTGTGCCTGTCCCTCGGGCATGTAATCCACGGTGAACCAGTAGTGGCCGCGAATCGGGGGCATTCCCTTGCCGAGGTTGACGATGACCGGCACGTCAGTGAGTTGGTCCTTGCGCCAGACCTCGATGCTCCCGGAGAGGCACTCCCATAGTTGGATCTTGTGCAGCGGCAGCGGTTTATGGTCGTCCTCGGGCTCGTACCAGTAGACGCACTGGGGAGGGATCTTGTCGTAGCAGGCGGCATACTTCTCGATCCACGCTTGGAAAGCGAAGGGTCGGTTCCGCATGGCGCGGACGGAGACGAGCCACGCGGGCTCATAACGGTCGGCTGGTCCACCGAACGCGTCGGCACGGATGAAGATTTTGGTCTTGGGACAGTTGACGTTTCTCATGGTTTTCAGCGGTTCAGGCTGGTTTGTGACAGGGCATCCAGTCCTCGCCGGGGCGTTTGATCTCACAATTTTTCTGAAGAGACTCGTAGGTTGACCAAGTTCTTTCCCCACAGTAAATCTGGATTTTTGCGACGCTTGTTACCATCCACCATTCGGGAAATCCTATACTCCTGATCACGCTCCCCGGCGGCACATCCTCCGGCCCCAGCGGGATCATTACTGGTTCGGGCTTGATGCGGTAGTTTTCCGGGCGCTCAATGAATTTTACGTCTTTCACATCATCCCAGACTATTGATTGTCCACACTCGATTCCATGCTGGATCGTTTTGCCATCGACAACGGCTTGGACAAGTGGCAGGTAGAGGTGTGCGTTTTCTTTTGTCATAGTTTCGCGATGTAGTGTGGGGTTGTGGCGTTGTCAAGGTGCAATCGTTTTAGATTTTGGCTTTGACTTTTTTACTTCTTTTTGGGGGTTACATCTTGGCCAAACAGGAAGTATTTTCGTGACGAGGCGTTATAAAAAGTGTGTTGCGGGATTTCAGACTCTTCAGGATCAACAACCTTCATTCCGACTCTGCGAAGGAACTCGTGCTCTTTCAGCGGGTATCCCCACCCCCCGCAGGGGACGGACGCGTACAATTTTTTAACGTGAAAAAGGTTTCCTCCAACATCAAACACAATCGGTTTCGTTGCGGTCCACCAGCTTTTTCTGGGATGTTTCCATCTGAATGAAACAAACCCGTTTTTGGCCCGGAACGACAAATTTTTGGCAAAATCGTCTGCTCTGACAACCCACACCATTTTCTGATACGTATTTTCCCTTATACGAATATGCCCAGACGGGATGTCGCTCGCTTGGAACTCAATTACACGGACGGGTGTTTTTACGTCGGCTCTGTTATCTCCCACTTTTACTTCTGTCCATTCGGCGGGGAATTTTGACTTCCATTTTCGGTGCCATGCCGATTCTCCCTCTTTCTGTGGATCACAATCTGCCCCTTCGTGAGCCCAGTGCCATGCCAAAATCTCTCCACATTTTGGCCTGACATCTCTGCCGCAGCAAAAACATTTTCCTTTGGCTCCGGGGTAAGCTCCCGCCCTTTTTCCGTCTACATTTGCTACTATCATAATGTTTTACAGTAGGTCGTCGATATCTCCAATCGCTTCTTTTAGCATCAACCTCTCCCGGAGTTTGTCCCCGGGGTCGCTGCCATCCCATGTCTCGTGCAGCCACATGGTCTGTCGATGGTTCTCCCCGACCCTCACCTGCCCGTGCTTGGTGAACCCCATACGGGTCAGTCCCCGGGTGATACCTGCTACAGTGGCATTGCGTTCGTGACTGCGTCGAAGCTCTGTCATCAGCGGGGTGAACGCAATCATGTCTCCGTAGACGCAGTGGGTATCTCCCTCGTCGATGATGTTCTGTATGGCGAACTCCATGTCGGTCCTCCCGGCGCTGACCACAGTGCTGCGGGCCGCAGTGACGGGGGCAACCCCGTTGGGGTTAAAGTCTGGGTGCAACGGGTAGTTTAGGAGGAAATGGCGGGCTCCTCCGGCGAGGTCGTCCTTGAGACGGAACATCTGCGTGAAGTGGTCCGGGTTGGACGCCTTGAACGCGTCGATGTCACGTTTGGTCTGGAACACTGACTGGAGCACAAAAAACCGTCGGTCGTTGTCGTCTATCCGTATGCCGTTGGCTGAATTGGAGGCAAAAAAGTCGTTGGCGAGGTTTGGGACGGTCCGCACGTTTTTGAACTTCTGCGAGATCGACACTTCCTCGTTGGTGATTTTAGCCTTCAAGCTGTTCATCCGGTCCTGCTTCATGTTTCCTTGGAGAACCTCGTCGTAGAAAATGAGCTGCTTGTCAGCCATCCACTCGTTGAACGGACTGGAGATGGCGTCGTCCCCGACGGCAACGTAGTTGGTCTTCCCAAGCACTACCCCCATCATGTCCATGAAAATGCCTTTGCCGGACCCCTCGGCTCCCTGCATGAACACTGCGTATTTGATTTTTCTGCCTGGCTGCTGGACAATAAACGCCAGAAAACTCAGGAGCATCTGCTGGGAAAGGCGGTCCGGGAAGTTTACCTTGGTGTGATACTCAATGATCTTTCCAGCTTCTGCGGAAGTGGCCGGGTCGGCATCCACTGGAGATGCCTTGTAAGAGTTGATGTAAGTCCGCTGGCCGTCGAGGATAATTTTCTCGTCGGGACGCCCGGGGTAGTAGCGGAATCCATCGATTTTTGGGAAAGCAGGCATCCGCAAAACCAAGTCAGATGGGCGGATTGCCCTCCCATCTGCGTCAGGGGGGATCTCCGTGACAAACTTCCCATTAAACCCGTCCACAACGTAGCTGGTCTGGTCCGAGGGGTCGAGCGTGTCCATGTGGACAAATTTGTTCTCTGGGGCTAGAAACGCCCATCCTACCGCCCAAGATGGAACCCGGTCTTCGTCATTGTCATCAGATGCTTCCGCGTCAATCTGGCGACGGGCTTGGTTGACCGCCTTTCGGACGTTGGAAGCGGTGACTTTTACACCAAGGATGGTGGACCTTGCCGCGATAGCTCCGATTAAAGTGTCCACCTCAAGGGACGTGAGCCCCCCAGCGGAAGCGATCCGGTGCGGGTGGGAAGCGATTAACGCCGCAGAATCGGTCTCTTCCAAGATCTCTCTGCGCAAATCCATCATCCCTTTCTGTGTGGGGACCCCGTTTTGCTTCCATCCTGCTGCTGTGGCGCGTTTGATGATGGTCCGGAGGGTGATGGGGGCGGACGTGCTGTTTGGAGACGGCCTGAACGAAGCCCATTTGGATCGGATGGAGCCTGGGGAGTCATATTTAGTCCCCTTGCGGCTCCAGTCGTCAAAAAGCTCAAACCCCTCTTCGTCGTAGGCGGCGTCTCCCTGCCCGAACTGGTGGCGCAGCGCACACATTACCCTCACCCACAGGTCGTAGGACTCGTCCGGGTCCAGATGTTCCAGCATGCCCCTGATGGCTGAGGTATCAAGGTCGAGCACTTGGTCCACGTCAGAAACCACCGGGACAAACTGGGCTTCCTTGGTAGGTGCAGGAATTTCGTAGTCCACAAACTCCCTGTGAAGCATCCTCGGGCGGGTGGTAGCAAACGCCACGAGAGGGTTGGGGTCATCGGTGCAGGCCGTGGGGAGATACATCGGTTGATGACAACGGATGGTCTCGCTGTTCGGAATAATTCCCAGCTTCGCGCAGAGGTACCGCACTGCCTTCTCGTAGTCGTCCGGAGGGAAAGGTTCCACGTCCACCAGCAGGCGCAGGCGCGGGGCCTCCGGAGTGGACGAAAGGGTCCGGTAAAGGATGAAGTTGAAAGGAATTAGCCGGGTAACCGCCTGACCGTCGAGTAGTGGGGCGGCGTGGCTGGAGTCGTCAATGTCCAAGATTACCAAGGGGCAGGACACTACCTTCTCCCGTTTACGAGGACCGGCGGAATCCAAGGACCCAGCGCAGACAAACTTCTGGCGCTTTACCGCGTCCCGGTCTTTTTTACACATCGCGTTCAACTCGGCCCGGGAGGGGCGGATGCGGATGGGTGAGTGGTAGAATGCCAAGAACAGCCCGTTGAACGAAGTAGGCGTCAGTGGGTGAACGTCCCCAAAAATGGAGTCACCCCCAAAATACACAGGTTGACTTGATGGGGGAGGCAGGGTAGGGGAGACAACAAAGTTTTGCATACGGCATTTATGTGAGACTTCAGCGGGCCAGATCCTTTAGCGAGGACTGGCCCGCGTTCTGTTTACGCCACGAGGCGAGGAAAGCAAGGAGTATTTCCACCAATACCCCGACGACGAGGCGCGGTTTAACTTGCGGTGACTTTGTGGCCGACTACTACAGCCTCAAGGTCCTTATATAATCAAATTTTTTTTCAAAATTTCTGTTTTCTCTCTCTATTACTCTCTTTTTAGGTAGTCAGTCAGTCAGTTAGTAAAAAAGAAGAAAAATAAAGGGGAAAACAGCGATTTTGGGGTGGCTACCCCGTCGGCTACGGGGGTGACTGTGACTACGCCTCGACGTCAATTATGAGCGGATTTTCACATTTCTGTTCGGAGAGAAACATATTTCGTATGTTTGGCGACGCGATTTCTCATAGATTTTAATTACCATAATTTGATTTTAAGTCCAAAAGTTAAATTTAAGTCCATTTTGTGCCTTACCTGCCGTAAAACCGTCCGCCGAGCTAATTTTAAGTCCCGCTAAAATCCATCTTAACATGTCCAAAACCGTTTTAAGTCGCCCATTTGGATTTTAACTTTCTCTAAAAAACCACCAAAACCAACTTGACACCCCGACAACCCTGTTCATAGTGACCTCCACATGACCCGTTCTGACATTCTATCCGCCGCTGCCGCCTGCGTCACGCAGGACCGCAACAACACTTATGGTCCGCCCGAGGACTCCTTTGGCGTCATCGCCGCCTACTGGTCCACTTACCTTGGCGTGCCACTGGAAGCCGCGCAGGTCGGCACCCTGCTGGCCCTCATGAAGATCGCCCGCCTTCAGCACAACCCCTCCCATGCCGACTCCTACGTCGATGGGGCTGGTTACCTTGCCTGTGCCGGGGAGATCGCCACCAAGACCCTCTCCCTCGCGCCGCTGGGACAGCCCGTGGTAGTCCGTCCGCCCTCCGTCGTCCCGTCCTCGTTCGACGACTGGACGTGGTAGTCCGTCCGCCCTCCGTCGTCCCGTCCTCGTTCGACGACTGGATGAGCGCACGCACTGCACCGATCAACGCCATCTGCTCCGACGAGACACCCCTCAACCAGCCATGAGTTGCGCCCCCGTCATGATCCCCAAGGGAACCCAGTTCGGGTTCTACACCACGACCAGCGCCACCCCGGTCTCCGTCAAAGGCAACAACCACTGGGAGGTCAAGTGCATCTGCGGCACGGTCAAGCTGTGCAAAGGGGCCAATCTCCGGTCCGGCAGGTCCAACTCCTGCGGATGCAGTGCTGGCGACACCATCAGCCGCAAGGCCATCGTCCGTCTGAGCGCCAACCCGCGCACGTCGTCAAGCTCACGGGAGCCACGCGAACCCCGCGAGGCCAAAGCGCCGATGTACCCCGCCAAGCCCACCACCGCAGAACTTGCCGTCCTTGCCGCGCTTCCGCCTGATCTTCGACTCGCCCTTGCCATGCGCAAGTCCGGAGCCAAGTGGGGGGAGGTGCTGGAACTCACCGGACTCACCCGCGAACAAGTAGAAGCCCTCCAACCATGAACACCGACCTGTCTATCCCCCGCGAAGCCGTCGCCGCTGCCGGTTGCGCCCTCCAGTTCACCATTGCCGAACTTAGCTCGCAACTGAGCAACATGCCCGAGGACGATCCCGGTCGCACCGGCGTTGCCGAGGCGATGCACGTCATGCAGGACGCCGCCAAGTCCCTGTACTCCGCGCTGCCCGTCCCCGCTGACCTGAGCGACCGGGTCAAAACCCTTGAGGACGCCATCCGTTTGATCGACGACACCACCATCGAACTGGTAGTGGCCAACATCTGCCGGGAAACACTGGAGGGTAGCAAGCCATGAAACGCGCCATCTACGTAGGCAAATCCTACCCGTGGATCAGATACGGGATGACCGGCACCCATTGGTCGGACTCGTTTGGCGCGGCGTTCCGCCCGGACGGCGACCCCGTGGCGATCATTGTGCCTCGGAAAGACCTCTACATCCGGCCTAAAGACGAAACCAGACACTGCCCCAAACCATGATCCCAATCGACAAACTGGAAGAGACGTCCTCTCCGTTTATCAACCAGTGGGAACTGCTGGTGCTCCTCGACTGCTTGCACGGATCGTTGCGGTTAGAGGATGGCGGAAACATCTGGAAATGGAACACCGAACAACGGAAAACCGTCTTGGAGTCCATTTACCAGCGGATGCACAAGACGGCTATCGACACCTCAACTACAAAACCATGAACGAACGAACTCTCTACCAGCAACTCACCGAGCTCGAAAACATCTGGGAGACATGCATTGCCGGATGGGAGCATTGCGCCCGACTCGCCACCAAAGCAGGCGACGACGATTTAAGCCTGCGCAACTCAATCCGCGCCAGAACCACTCAGCATTGTCTGGACGAACTGCGCAAAGTCACAAAACCATGAGCGACACCCCAGAAACAGATAGCCTGCCGCAGCCTTGTCCGGCCCGTTGTCAGGAATGCCATAACATTGGCATTGTCGGAGATGAGGGGCCGGGTCGTAAAAATGCCATCAACGAGTGGCACCCTTGCGACTGCCCTAAAGGCGATGAACACCGCCCCCGACGAATGGAGCGATTCCATCCCGAGTGGACAGACGCGGAGATGGATGCAATCTCAGAACTCGCAAAAGCCAAGGAGATGTCACAGAAAAACATCATCAGGCAGGCCGTGAGGCTCTACCAAGCTGCCGTCTTGGGGGACTGCACTATTGTCTGGCCGAACAACGTGATACCCAAACACCCATGAACGAGACCATCTACGAAACCCTCGAATCAGCAAAACAGGCTTGTAAAAAATACATCGAAGCGGTGCAAGCCCTTCAAGACCAGTTTGGCATAAGCGAAGAGCTTACCGATTCCTGCGCCAGGTCAATCTTCACCGGCCAGTATTGGGACGAAACGGGCCGACTTAAGAGCTTCGGATTCACTAACCTGGATTTAACAAAACCATGACCGACACCCCAGAAACAGACGACCTGCTAAAAATAAATATACCCGATCTTGTTGATCTCTGCCGCAAGATGGAGCGGGAGCGCAACGAATGGAAGGAAAAAGCCGAACGCCTGCAAGCCGCCTGCAACAAATGGAGCGAGTCCGAAATGCTGCTTACTAACTGCCCAGATTGCCGGGAGTTTCGCGGGCATGGGCATGAATGCAAATCTGGGCAGGACACCCCAATTACAAAACCATGAGCACCACAGAAACAGATACAGACGTGCCTTGTTCGGCAATTACCATTCCGTTGACCTCAACGAAATAATCCATCTCACCACCAACCATATGAACACAAAAGACCTGATCAAAACACTCAACACCCATGCCCCGCTAGAAATGGCGGAACTCAAAGCGGCGCTGGCCAAAAAACTCAAGCCCTCGTGCGAAGACTGCGGCGGAACGGGGATATGCGGGGATGAAGGTCCAGGAAGGCATAACGCCCACTTTGAATGGGTGCCGTGCGACTGCCCTGCCGGGACAATCCACAAGTCCATACCAGAAGGCCTCCCTGAACACAAAGCTGACCAGATACGCACAAAAGCAAGAATCGAAGTGCTTGAGGATGCCCTCAACGAGATATTCCACCGCACGGACTCCACCACGGCGCAGATGGAAATCATCCAGAAGGTGCTGCCCCAAGGTGGCGAAGCAAAGCCGCCGCAAAAAGGGCCACCTCCCCCTAAATCATTTCCCGAAAAGCTGCTTTCTCTTTCTGACTGGCTGCGGGGCCGCGCCCAATCAACAGCGCTCAAATCGACGACAATGACAATGCTGCAGGACCGTGTGGCCCGCTTGAGTCAAAAATACGGCCACGACAGTCGCAAATCGAACGTCCCAGCGGTGGCACCGGCCACGCTGGACTCCACTTCACCTGACGAGGTTCATCCTCTCCCAAATCACTAACTAACACCAATATGACCATGAACCAACTGATCAACCAACTCGTCACCGATGGTGGCGCAATCGTATCCTCGGGCGACTGTTCGCAAATCGAAATCGCCAATGCACAATCCACTGGCCGATTCGCGGTCCGCGACGACGGCATGGGATTTGTCCGCCGCACCAAAGAATGGCTTGCACTCCAACTGGCACGCGAGAAAGCGCACCCAAACACGAACGGCAAATTCTTCACATAACGCCGATGGTGATGGACGGCGCGAACCCGCTCTACCTCGCTAATAGGCTTCCTCGCAGCTCCATCCACCAACTTGTTCATCCTTGCCCGAATTACCTATGGATACCTTATCACCAATGACCGAACCCGAAGCGCGAACCGTGGCACTCCTGCGGATGCACTTCGGCTGCACTTTCGGAAAGCTCGCCATGTGCTGCCAAGCCCTATGGGGTGCCGACCAATGCGAACAACTCACCGGATACCGCTACGGCGCACCGATGGGACAAGGTATGGTGATGGCCATGGAGGATTACTTCCGGCTGGAACGCTGCGAATCCGACAGCATGAGCATGGGTGAGCAACGATGCGCGGCCTGCGGACTGTCGCAGGCGGCAATCAGCCGATCACACGACACGCCCAAGCAATGCGGATTCTGCGGAGAGTTCGCGTCAATGTGGAATTCTATTGAATGAACAACGTGATACCCAAACACCCATGAGCGACACCCCAGAAACAGATAACGCCCAATTCGGGACCGGACGGGTCAGCGTGGACTTTGCGCGGCGGCTTGAGCGCGAACGGGACGAAGCAACGGAACGAGTTACCGAAGCCGAAATCCTTCTCGCCGATCTGGCGTCAGGCTACTGGCGCGCCATCCTCAACGACCAAGACCCCAGCGGTGAAGGTCTCATGGGAGAGCGGGTCGCTCAGTATTGGGCGAGGTATTGCAATGATCCATTAACCACAAAACCATGACAAACGATGACATCACCCTCTGCTTTATCGCCGGAATAATCTGCTCAATCATCACATTTCTCATGCTCCTGATCGAGTATCTGGCAAACAAATACCTATGAACCCCGACGACATCACCACCTGCCTGATCTCCATGATGGTCGGCACCGTCACCGCCTGCATCCTGCTCCTGAGATACTGGGAAGTCAAAGACCGATGAGCCCCCACCTCCGCGCCATCAGAAAGTTCCGCCGCCACCGTCGCCGCTTTCTTATCGGGAGGTTAATGTCTGTCCTGCGCCGACGGGCTAAAGCCCGATTGATGAACGGCAGGTGGTGTCACATCTCAGACTGACAACTCCTACAGACGATCCGCGCACCGACTTGGACCTCTACTCCAGCGAGTAGCGCGTCGCGATCGGCCAGCGTCAACCCCAACCCCGCCAAGTCCTCCGCCGACGCCTCCGCCAGTTCTTCCGGCGTGAGGTAGTCCTCCATGTCGTCGTCGGCCTCGTCAAGTTCCAGCTTTGTCCATGTGACCGGCAGGACCATGGAGGGGTCCGGCTCGAAGTCACGATGGCATCTCTGGCAGGAGAATGTGAAGTGGTCCATGGTCTTAGAAATCCCACCGACCCGATATTCCGCAAGGTAAATTTACCACGATCCCTCCACCCCCGCCGCTTCCGGATTACCCGGTGGCGGCTTTTTCGTGTCTGGATGCATATGTTAGGATGTCTGGAATTACGGGTAAAAAATTACCACGGGGGAGGGCGTTTCAGTGCATATGTTAGTAAAGTGATATGTTAGGAAGGTAAAATTGGGGGTTGGAAAATTAATCTGGGTGCGTGGTCATCAGGATATAAATCATGGGGGCCAGTCTAAACTCGAACCGAACCGCTTCGCTTTGCTCTGCCATAGGGGTCCCAAGCGCTCATCCCCCCGCCCCTCTTTACATACCCTGCCCTTATCCCATGCCGGGCGGAACCTTCACCCTTCACCCTTCACCTTTCACCCTTGCCACACGTTGCAATCTGCCATGGGGGGGGGAATGCCATGTTCCTCTTTTTGTTCTCACCTATCAATTCAGAAAGTTGCAACTCGGTAACTATCAACGGATTAGAGCAATTCGGTATCGAATCAATAGTTCGATATTGTCCTAAGTATCAATTACTTGTGCCCCGCTCCCGAGCCTCCTTCTAGGCGTCACGTCCCGTTCTAGCGTATCTTCACTTGGTCCGCTTTCACTTGGCAGCCTCGCCATCCCCACCCATACCGCCGCCGCTCCCCCTCCCGTTAATTTGTGTTGTGCGCTGATTTGCTTCTCAAGTAGGCTCATTAGTCTTTCGCTCATAACGAGCGCAGCTGCCAACGCTTCAGACCGTGAGCCCTCGTGTAGTTCGTCACGTAAATCGTTCAACTCTTTTTCTAGTTCATTTTGCAGCGTGTCAAATTGACTAGCGGCCTTGTCGTATCGTCTCATTAAATCCGGAGCGGTTCTGTTGCACCAGTCTACAATTCCGGGGCCGAGGGCAAGAGCGCGAAGTCTTGAAAAGTTGTGAATTGCAACGCTCATTCTGGCAAGGCCAAGTCAGGGTTTTTCTCAAGTAAAAACCTCAAAATACGGTACCGTAACCGCCCCTCAAAATACCATTTTTCCGCCGTAGAATGATGGCACCCGATAGCGTCAGCGATTGCCCGGCAGCGGTGTTTAATTGAAAGGGGATTGCAACGGCGATTGCGCCTCTGCTTAACTTTTTCTGTCATACCAGAATCAATCCACTAAACCGGAAACCGTCAAAAGGAAAATTCCGGAAAATATTTCCAGCGTAGTAAAATAATCTCTTGACAATTGCTCACCATCTGCTACTTATTAGCTCACCTCCAACCAACTAAAAAAAAATGAACCTTAAAATATCTTATCCCGAATTATTAACTTTAATAGAGGCGCTTAGCCAATACGTGGACAATGCAGAAACTGACGACGACAACGTTGCGGTTCTGGAATCTCACGTAATGCCGCTACTAAACAGGCTCGTAAATGACAGGCTCGAAACTCTTTAAATTAGCTAAAAAAATGGAATTTAAACCGCATCCCCTCCGCTGTCTTTCCGATATCCTCTTTAACCTTGCAATGCTGCCGGGTTTACCTCTTGCCATATCCCGCCCCATTGCACGCTTGTCATCCCGTTTCTATTACGTCAGGAAATAGTTTCCAGCGTAGTAAAAAAGTCATTTGACAATTGCTCATTCCGCGCTCATTATACCGCTCAACTCCAACCAAAATAAAAAAATGAAACTACTATCTAAAAATAATACTAAGATTCTAAAAGGTGAAAAAATCGGTGTCCTTACCTACGGGCTCTCCCTTGCCCCTGCTAAACTTAATGGCAAAGTGAACCTTTGCCTTTACGCTAGCGCGGGATGCCGGGCGGCATGCCTTTACACGTCAGGCCATGGGGCATTTTCCAATGTCAAAGCGGCGCGCATGAATAAAACCATGGCATTTATTAATGAGCAGCCAGCTTTCCTGCTCCAATTGGAACAGGATATCCAAGCTGCCATTAAAACGGCAAAGCGTAAAGGGATGCGTTGCGCAATCCGGCTTAATGTCCTTTCGGATGTGGCATGGCATGAAATGATCGATTTCACAAAATATCCCGATGTGCAATTCTACGATTACACGCC